CAATAGTAGTATATCTATTACGAGTTTCTCCGTCTTTCTTACAATCATACTTAATCCACTCTAAATCAATGATTGTTTCTGGCAATGCCATATGAGTAGGTTTAGTTGCTGTACCATTACCATCTAACTGGAATAACTCTTTTAACCATGGATAGTCTTTACCATCAATGATGTTGTAGTAAGACGTTTTAATAATCTGTGCTACTTGGAGTGCTTCAGTACTGTCGTTAATAGAGTTAACCTCATCTGAGTTCATATCAGACAAGATATCTTGTACCATGTCAAGTAGAGTCATTTTAGCCATGATTATGCTCCAGCAAAGATTGCATTAAGTTGGAATGAGTATACTCTAATATTACCAGAACCTCCGTTATTTAGAGCAAAGACTTCTACATAATCATTAGTAGCCATACTAATAGTATTAGTTCCTGCAGTATTATGAATTGTTCCGTTTTGAACTGTTAGTACTGAGTGTCCATTTACAACTGTACCATTTTTAGCAATAGCAATAACAATATCTTTATTTGTTCCTGATGTTTGATCAAGAGATACTGAATAAGTAACAGAAACTGGAACAGTGTCAGTACCAGTGTAAGTTAGTCTAGCTGTTGTAGCTTCAGTAAATTGTGCAGGAACACCTCCAGCTGTTGTAGTTGGAGCTAATTTAGTAAAAACACTTGGATATGTTAATGTGTAAGGACTAGCAAGATTATAAAAATCTACTTGTCCATGTGGGGCACCAGAAAATACAAAGTTACCAGAACCATCAACGGTTATAGTATCACCTGCTGTACCATTAGTTGTTAGGCCACTTAATTGTGGTGGAGAAAGTTTTTGCCATGTACCAGATCCTGATCCATTGGCGACATAAACCTTATTAACAGTACTAGCTGCTATGCCCTTTGGTTCATGTAAATCTGCATCTGCAATTAGTTTATGTTGAATAGTCATTAGAATTCCTTAAAGAAAGGGAGAGGCCCTTACTAATGTAAAGGCCATACCCAGTTTATTACTTAGTCCTTATTGTAAACAAACTCAACAACGATGCGACCAGCACCTGTTAATAAGTCTGCTACTGTAGGAGTTACAACTAATTCACCAGCTGATGAACCAATTGTTTTACCAACTAAAGCACCAGAACCAGTAATTACGTTACCAGCAGTACCAATTGCTGTTTGTGTTGCATTAGCTGCAGTAATTAAACCATCAGCGTCAATAGCAGCACCAGCAGCAGTATATAAACCGATATCTAAATCAGTTGTTGTAGATGTAGAAGTAAATGCTACATCAACATATAATAATGCTGATACAATTGTTGCATTAGCTGGAATTTGGAAGTGAAGACCACCAGTTCCATAGTTAGGAAGATCATTGTAATCAAAATCCCAAACTGCAGATTTTACAATACCATCCTTAGTTGATTGTTGACCACCAAACTTACCGTTTGTTGTTCTAACTCCGTAGGAATTAAGTACTCCTCTTTTGCTATCAATTTCAAAACCCATGTTATTTCTCCTTAGTAAGTAGAACCGCTAGTTAAAATAACACCAAGTGTGTCAACACGTTGGGCACCGAAACCGAAACGTGATGTTACTTGATACTTATCAGCACGTTCTTCGTTGTCTCTCCAACCTTCAGTCTTAGGAGCACGTCTCCAAGCATGCATGATTGGTTTGCATGAATCATCAGCTACGCACATAAATACGTTAGAAACGTCACCGATTTCAGCAGTGTCATTAGCTAAACCATATGAAGAAGCATTTAATGCCTCTGTAGCTGTTTTAACTGGTAGATAGTTAGTTGTCCAAATATCGAAACCAAAGATATTCTTAACAAACTTGTGATCTTTTGCAAAGCCTTCTGTTACGATACCTTCGAACATTGGGTTGTTTGAAACGTTCACTAAATTTTGAATACTATTTAAAGTAGCTTCAACGATTGGATCTACTAAAGCAACACGACCAGATGCAGGAACACCTGCTTTATCAAATGCTAATTTCATAGCAATGAAGTCTGAAAGTGTCATAACGCGTGATGATGCACCAGAACCACCAGCTACCCAACGATGTGGACGACCATTAACTAAGTTAACGTTCGCATTAGTTTGAGCTAAGTTAGCAGTTGATAAAAAACGTGACTCGTGGTGTTCACCTAAAGCACGTGTTGATTCCATTGCACGCATTGACATTAATGAGTCAACTTGAGCACCATCTTCACGAAGGTCATCAGAAACTTTCCATGCATCACCAACATAGTCAGTAATTGTTAAGTTAATAGTACCTGTGTCGATAGGGTTAAAGCTTAATGGAGTATCTTCAGCTGCGTCTTGAATTGTTACAGTACCAACAGTTTTGATGTTAAGAGTTGTGCCTGAACCAAAGTCAGATACATCTCTCCACATACCTTCTGGCAAGAGGTAGTCATGTAAATTATCAAGGATAAACTGAGAATACTGTTGTGCTTCAATAAAAGCACTAGTATTGCTTGTTAATTGTGACATTTAATTTTCCTTAAGTAGTTAAGTTTTGTTTTGCTTTTTCACCAGCAATCTTCCACGCATTGACTAAATCTTTAGTCGTTGCACCTTGCTTAACTCTAGCACTAAGAGTAGACGGATCTACTTTTTGAGTTAGAGCTTGTGTATTAACAGAACTAGAAGATTTTGATACAGGAGCTATTTTAACTTCTGTTAAACCTGCTAATTTTAATACAGCATTAGGAGAGCTAGCTGCTAAGCTATTTAATTGTTGCTCAGTCAGACCATTCTCAGCGGCTATAGATTTGTAGACAGTTTCAGCTTGATTACCAAACTTCTCAGTAAACTTTGCAGCTACTTGTGAAGTGTTAGACTTAGCTTGTTTTTGTCTCTCTTTAACCTCAAGAGTTTGATCAACTAATTGCATTAATTTATCTTGATCAAATTCAACACCTTGGGGGTTATCCTTAGGTTGAATGCCAGACTTAATTTCATCTAGAAGTTCTTCTGTAGTTCTACGTTTAGAGAGTTCTTCTCTTGCAGCAGCAAGTTCAGACTCGAGAGTTTGAATATGCTTTTGAGCATGAGGAACTGATTTTAACGCATCTTCTACTGATTGATACTTCTTACCATCTCCTACTAGTTCTGCAGCTTCTGTCGGAATCTGGAACGTTGGTTGTTGGTTATCTTGTGTTTGACCTTCGTTGGTACTTGGGTCTAGTTGGTTATTATCTTCAGACACTATTTTTCTCCTTTGTCAGGTAATAAAGACTGAAGTTTAAGAAATGCTTTTTGGAAGCCTAATTGATAAGCTTGATATTCAGCCCAAGAAGGAAGAGAGAAACTCTCTTCATCTACACATTTACGTCTAGACAATTCAACTTGGTCAGTGATATACGCTTTAAGTAAATCGAAAACTTCTTGTTTTGATAAGCTTTTAGCTTTTTCAGATTTTAAATCCATACGATAATTATAACATAGATTTGACTAAAAGTCAAGTACTAATTACATTCCTGGCATGCCTGGGGGCACTTCTTCCTCCATCTGAGGTTCCATTAGATTCTCTTCAAGAGGAGTAGCCTGTTGGATTTGTAGATCTTGTTGTACTTGGTTAAGGAGTTTCTGAGTCTCAGCTTGTTCAAATATAGCAACATTCTCTTTAATGAACTCATATTGTTCAAAGCCCATATACTCTTCAACCATCTTAGCAAGACGTTTAGCTGATACATGAGGGGCAATAACTTGACCCATTGGGCTATTAAATACACCCAACATGTTCTGTACAAGTTGTGCTCTAGCAGCATAATGTCTAGCACCAAGAGGACGTAACTTACCTTTAGCAGTAATATCTGCTTTAGTAATAGATAAGAAGTCAGCAACTCCTAAGTCATCATCCATTACCATAGAAATTTCTGCAATATCAAGGTTACGTCTAGCCATTTCTAACATTGTATTAAGAATTGGCTCAATAAACTCAATTTCAAACTTATTAATCTTATGTTGGAATATACGGCCAGCAGCATTCTGTAACTGTTGTACTTCAAACGCTGTTTTTTCACCTGGACTACGAATACCCATAGCTTCTTTAGGAGCTCCTGCCATTTCTTCCATAATAGATAATAATGCAGCAATCTCATTATTAACTTGGAAGGCAGCTGGATTAGGTGGGAGCATAGCCACTTCACCATCTTCTGGAATGTGAATAGTAGCTTGTGGTCCCCATTCAAATGGTTCCACATCTCCCTTGATTGTCATAGGTGGATGAATAGTAAGATCCATCGCATCAGCTTTAAGATT